AGAAAAGTTCATCATGATGGAGTTTGTAAAAGGGAATTTGGATTCACAGGAACAAGTTAATGAAATGATAACTCTAATACAAAAGAAATTGGGTGTATCGGTAGAGAATGCAGGAGATTTCTTAAGAAAAGCGGTTGGATTGATTTAACAACAACAATTTGTTTTCTTCATATTATAGGGCTATGTTTGTAGCCCTAATTTTTTAAATCTAAAGAAAATGGCACAAAAATTGTCTGCCGGATTTATGGCAGAATTATTCAAGCTTGTATATATGGATTTGAGTATTACCCGGATAGTGGTAAATCATCTGTCTTATCAATTGATACCTAAAGAGTGGGCAGGATTCAAATTTCTATTAAAAGAAGCTACAGAGGTATTAAAAGAGAAAGATAAGGTTCCTTCTTTAGGTGTTGTTTCGCAAAAATACGCTGACAGCGATTTTGTAATCGAGGCGGTAGATGCTGTACAGTCAGCCGCTAAAGTAGATAAGGAAATCATTATAGACCAGTTGGAAGCGTACATTAAAGACGTGGAATTCCAGCTACTTTCCAAAAAAGTACATGATTTGTACGAAGAAGGAAAGAAGGAAGACGCTATACGGGTAAATGCGGAAGAGAGCCAAAGAATATTGTCCCTATCATTAAGACATGAGGCAGGCGGTTTCCAAAAGGTCTTTGCCGATTTTGACAAGCGAATGAGGGGAAGACGGGAAGAGGAAGACGGGGAAATTCCGTCACGTGTAGTGTTCGGACTTGACAAGATAGACGATATTTCGGAAGGCGGCGCCACGATAGAAGATACGGTGTTATGGATAATGAGGTCCGGCGTGGGAAAATCCATGGCATTGAGATATCACGGCATGCAGGCAGCCTTTGACGGACACCCGGTCTTGCATATACAGTTGGAAGGTGGAGCACGTGCGTGCTTGGAAAGATACGACCAGTTCTGGACGGGGCAAAAATACGGGAATATCCGAAAGGGTGTTATAGATGATAAGCTGGCAGAAAAGCTTGACAAGGCGTTTGAAAACATAAAATCCTATTCTAAGGACATAGACGTATATTCTTTTGAAAAATTCGGACAGGCTACAATGGTGGATGTCCGTAATGTGATAATATCCTATTATAAGAAAAACGGTTATTATCCGCATGTATTGATATTGGATTCTTTGGACCTTGTAGCAACCGGGACAAATCGTGTTGTGGACAATAACCCTACATTCAAAAAAGAAAAGCTACAGACATGTGCACAGCTTTTGAAAAACTTATGTGTAGAGTTTAAGATGGTAGGATTCACGGCAGCACAAGCCGGGAATGTGCCGTTGGAAATATGGGATAATGCAGACAAGGTGATAGACAGAAGCTATACGGAAGGAGACAGGACGCTTGTAAAGCCGTTTTCTTTTGTGTTTACCGGGAACCGTACAAGGGAGGAAAAGAAACAAAACAAGATGCGTATCTATATGGATAAGGTACGCGATTACGATACAGTAAAAGATACCTTTCCTATTGTGACGGATTACGGAAGGGGACGTTTTTGCGATAAGGCGTTGACAGCCGAATATTACGGAGGCGATAAGGGTTTCACATCTTCTACTTCTGACAAGAAAAAGAGGAAAAAGAAGGAAGGAGACAATGAAATGCA